GATCATGATGTGGAAGAGTTCGTCGGGGTGGTGAGGCGCTACGGTGCCGGACACGACGTACAGCAGCTGATCGACGCTGCAAGCCGGCCGCCTGAGGTGGCCAAGATCAACATTTCGAGGGCCTGCGGAACCTGTCTGCTCAAGTCGGCGTGATTCTGGACAGGCTCTGGACGGATGACAGCCTATGGCAGCCCTCAGCAACGACGTGAAGGCCTTTATCGTTCAGGCCTTGGCGTGCTTCGACACGCCTTCACAGGTGGTAGAGGCCGTCCAGAAAGAATTCAGCGTCACCGTGACCCGCCAGCAGGTGGAAACACACGATCCCACGAAGTACTCGGGAAAGGGCCTGGCCAAGCGCTGGGTGGCTCTGTTTGAAGACACCCGCAAGCGATTCAGGGAAGAGACGGCAGAGATACCGATCGCCAACCGGGCCTATCGCCTCCGTGCGCTGGGCAGGATGGCCGAGAAGGCGGAGAGCATGCGCAACCTTGCCCTGACTGCCCAGTTGCTGGAGCAGGCAGCCAAGGAATGCGGCGACATGTACGTCAACCGCAAGATCGAACCCGACAAGCCCCTGGGCTCCCAGGCGGACCAGCAGCACGCCGTTGCTGAGTACAAGCTGGAGCCAGACGAGAATGTCCCCGCTACCCCGTACCTATGAGGCGCCGGTCAAGCTGACGCCGAAGCAGGCGAACATCTATGTGTGGGGCTTCCAGCGTAACGCGCGATTCCGTGATGCCGTGTGCGGTCGCCGGTTCGGAAAGACCTTCCTCGGCAAGGCAGAGATGCGCCGAGCTGCCCGGCTGGCTGCAGAGTGGGGCGTTAGCGTCGAGGACGAGATCTGGTACGCGGCCCCAACGCAGAAGCAGGCTCGCCGAGTGTTCTGGCGCCGGCTGAAGCAGGCCATCCCGCGAGAGTGGCGGGACTGTAAGCCGAACGAGTCGGACATGCTGATCACGCTCAAAAGCGGGCACCTGATCCGATGCGTTGGCCTGGAGAACTACGACGACCTGCGCGGCTCCGGCCTGTTCTTCGTCCTGGTGGACGAATGGGCAGACTGTAAGTGGGCTGCCTGGGAAGAAGTCCTGCGACCGATGCTGTCCACCTGCGAGTACTTTGTGCCTGGTGTCGGTAAGTGCAAGGGCGGACATGCGCTGCGCATCGGCACCCCCAAGGGCTTCAACCACTGCTTCGACACATACCGCGACGGGCAGGCTGACGGCGAGCCTGACCACAAGAGCTGGCTCTACACATCGCTGCAGGGCGGAAACGTACCGGCTGAAGAGCTGGACGCGGCACGCCGCAAGATGGACCCGCGCACGTTCCGGCAAGAGTACGAAGCCAGCTTCGAGAACTATGCCGGCGTCGTCTACTACACGTTCAGTCGCAGCGAGAGCCGCACAAGCGAGCGCATCAAGCCAGGTGAGGCCCTGCACATCGGCATGGACTTCAACGTCATGAAAATGGCAGCGGTGGTCTACGTCGTTCGCGATGGACTGCCCCTGGCGCTGGATGAGTTCCATTCGGTGCGCGACACGCCGGAGATGATCGAGAAGATCAAGGCCAGGTTCCCCGGCCACGGCGTTGCGGTTTATCCCGACGCCAGCGGCCAGAACACAAGCAGCAAGAACGCCAGCGAGTCCGACCTGTCCCTGCTGCGCAAGGCTGGATTCACGGTGATCGTGGATACCCAGAACCCGAGTGTCAAAGACCGGGTGAACTCGGTCAACGCCATGCTGCTGAACACCTACGGCGAGCGCCGGCTGAAGGTCAACATGGACCAGTGCCCGCAGCTGACCCTGTGCCTCGAGCGGCAGACCTATGACAAGCATGGCGAACCCGACAAGGACCCGAAGAAGGGGCACGACCACATGAACGACGCCGCCGGCTACTTCATCGCCAAGCGCTACCCGATCAACGTGGCGACGACCACAAGCCAATCCCTGAGAATGTGACCATGAGCGATAACCCGAGCATCACGCTGCCCGCTGTCGACGCGATGCGCGCCTACTGGGCCGTGATCTCGCCGCTCATGGGTGGAACGATGGCGATGCGCGCGGCGGGCAAGACCCTGCTGCCGCAGTACCCAGCCGAAGACGACGAGGCCTACAAAGAGCGCCTGCGCCTCTCGACCCTGCTGCCGGCGTATTCCGAGACCGTGGGCAACATGACCTCCCGAGTGTTCGCCGAGCCGCTGCAGGTTGGTGACGATGTGCCAGAGGCCATTGTCCAGATGACCACGGACATCGATCACGCCGGCAACGACCTGAATTCCTGGGCTGTTGGCTTCTTCACCGAGGGGCTGAGCCACGGCCTGTGCCATGCTTTCGTCGATCATCCCCCGGCGGGCGAGCTGAAGACCCAGGCCGATGAGCAGGCCGCCGGTGTGCGCCCATACGTTGTGATGGTGAGGCCTGAGCAGGTTCTGGGCTGGCGCTCCAAGGGCGGCGTGCTGACCATGATCCGCTACATCGAGGTTGTCGAGGAGGAAGATGGCGAGTTCGGCGCCAAGTGCGTCGAGCAGATTCGCGTGCTGGAGCCTGGCGCCTGGCGAACCTATCGCAGGTCGGCCAAGGCCGTGCGCGGTAAGCAGGCCGCATATGGCGGTACCTGGGAGCAGCACGATGAGGGCACCAATAGCCTGGACGCGATCCCATGGGTCACCTTTTACACCGGCCGCACCGGCTTCATGACGGCCAAGCCGCCGCTGATTGAGTTGGCGCACCTGAACGTGAAGCACTGGCAGAGCCAGAGCGACCAGGACAACATCCTTCACGTGATCCGCGTCCCGATCCTGGTTCGCATCGGCATCCAGACCCAGTACGACAACCAGGGGAAGGTGATCCCGCCAGAATTCAAAGTGGGCACAGGCCAGCTGACCGATCTGCCCAAGGATGGCGACCTCAAGTACGTCGAGCACACCGGCCAGGCCGTTGAGTCGGGCCGCACCGCGCTGCAGGACCTGATCAACGAGATGCGCATGGCCGGGGCCAAGCTGCTGACTCCGGACAAATCGTCCACCAAGACCGCCACCCAGGCGGAAGAGGAGGCGGCACAAGAGCTGTCCCCGCTGGCGCGCATGGCGCACCACTTCGGCGATTGCCTGGCCCAGTTGCTCCAGTTCATGGCCGATTATCGCGGCCTGGGCGATGGCGGAACCGTCGAGATGCGCGGCAATTTCGATGTTGACTACATGCCAGAGGTGTCGCTGCCGACGCTTGTATCCATGGCCAATGCCGGGATGATCAGCAAGGAGACGCTATTCACCGAGATGCAGCGCCGCGGCGTGATCAGCGACGAATACGACTGGGAAGAGGAACTGGCGAAGATTGAGGCCCAGGGCCCGGCACTCGGTACGCTGTGATGAAGACGGCCAACGAGAAGCTGCTAGATGAGCTGATCGGCCATGAGGTTGACCTGTCCAGGCTGAGCAACAGCCAGGTCGTGGCGATCATCAGGATCCTGAACAGTTCTGACCCTGAGCTGCGGGCAGCGCTCATTGCTGCCATCGACAGCCTGGATGCCGGCGCGTCCGTTGCAGCGATCGATGCCGCTCTGGCGCCCGTGCTGCGGATCAATCAATCGACGCTCTTTAGCCTGCAGCAGGCGCTCACAGGCGTCATCGACGGCGTGGCCAGTTACGAGATTGCCTTTCAGGCCGCTGCGCTTACAGCGGCTGTTCCTGAGCTTGTGGAGGCGCGATTCCCGGTTGCCGTGGCACAGTTCAGTCAGGTACGCGCCATTGCGCTGGCAAGGCCCTTCCAGGGGCGGCTGCTCAGCGAGTGGATGGCCGGCATTGAGGCTGACCGTGCTGCCTCGATCCGCGATGCCGTGCGGTCTGGCGTGCTTGAAGGACGCACGACGCCGGAGATCGTCAGGCAGATCATGGGTACCAAGGCTGAGAAGTACGCTGATGGCATCCTGCAGAAGTCTCGCCGGGAGGTGGAGGCGGTTGTCCGGTCGGCAGTGTCCAGCACAGCAGAGACGGCCAGCGACAAGGCATTCGAGGCCAACAGCGACATCATCAGCCATGTTGAGTGGCTGAGCACGCTGGATAACCGGACATCGACGACCTGCCGAATCCGTGACCGCCTGCCGTACACGCTGGGCACGTACCGACCGATCGGGCACAAGGTGCCGTGGCTGGCCGGCCCGGGCCGAATCCACTTCTGCTGCCGCTCGACCAAGCTGCCGATCCTCAAGAGCGCTTTGGCGCTGGGGATCAGCGACGCGGCGACCCGGGCGAGTATGGACGGCCAGGTGCCGCAGCAGACCACCTATGCGCAATGGCTTGCCCGCCAACCTGCCGCACGCCAGGACGAGATCCTTGGGCCGGAGCGGGGGAAGCTGTTGCGCCAGGACAAGCTGAAGCTGCAGGACTTCTACAACGACAAGGGCAAGTTCCTGACGCTCGACGAGTTGCGGGAGCGCCTTCTGTAGCGCGCGCCACAAAACACCAGAGCGCCATTTCGTGGCGCGCAATTCCAGAGCCTCGCCCAGTGCGGGGCTTTTTCATGCCTGCGGTTCGGATGGACGGGGCGACCTGGGGCCGGATGGCTCACCAACAGGCCGGATGGCCCAGAGAGACGAGATGAAACTCAAAACCGTTGAAGTGGATGGCAAGCAATATGCAGTGATCGAAGATGGCAAGCCCGTCTACACCGATGACGACGGCAAGGACGTCGCTTTCGATGCGGTCGGAACCCGCAACACCATCACCCGGCTGAACGCCGAGGCGAAGTCGCACCGCGAGCGCGCGGACAGCTTCGAGAAAACTGCGAAGGCGTTCGAAGGCATCGAAGATGCT